CGGCGAGGCCGCGGCCTCGCTCAGCGGGAAGCAGATCGACTACAGCCCGACCCGCGGCCAGGACGGCTCGCTGGCGGCCACGGTGCAGGCACTCGCGAATAACTACGGGCTCGAATGGGGCCAGCTCCTTACGACGGGCAAGCAGACCTTTGCCTCTGCCGCCGCGGGTACGAGCATCGATGACTACGGCGGCACGTCCACGGCCTTCGGTGCGGCCGCCTATCTCCACGTCTTCAGCATCGGCTCGGGCACCGCGACGGTCGCCGTGCAGGACAGTGCGAGTGCCGGGTCTGGCTTCGCCAACCTCGACAACATGGTCTTCACGGCGGTCACGGGCGCGACCTCGCAGCGCGTCCAGGGCACGAACGCCGCGACGGTCCGCCGCTACATCCGGGTCAATGTGACCGGCACCTTCACGAACCTCGTCTGCGCTCTCGTCTTCGTGCGCTACCTCAGCGATCCGCCGCTCTGGGGCGGCAACAGCGGCGCCTATGGGGGCCATGCCGCCGGGACGGGTGCGGCCCTGAACGCGACCGTCACGATCAGCTAACCCCTCTCCCTCTCGGTCTTCGTAGCCCGCCGGTCGGCGGGTTTCTTGAAGTGGACAGAAAGGAACCGCCGACATGGCGAAAGTCTCCGGGATCACCACATCCGTCACGGTGGCGGGCAATAACATCAGCAACGACGTCACGAGCATCACGCTCAACACACCCACGGGAACGCAAGACGTCACCGGGGTCGATAAGACGGGCGTCGAGCGGCTCTCGCTGCTGAAGGATATGTCGGGCACCCTGACCGGCGCGTTCAACACGACGGCGAGCATGAGTCACGACACGCTCAAGACGCCCGGCGTCAAGACGTTCGTCATTGCCTTCCCGGGTGCCACGGCGACGTTCAGCGCTGTGACCACCGACTACGCGCTGACCCGCGGCCAGGACGGCTCGCTCAGTTGGAGCGTGCCCTTCGAGATGAGCGACGGGACCGGCGCCGCCTGGTCGTAAATGACAGGACCCCGGCGCCCGCCCATCGGCGCCGGGGTTCCTTTCCGGTGGGCATGAGGTGGGCATGAAGACGCTGCGCATCGAGTTCGAGGATCAGCCCGGGCACATCCTGACCATCGTCTCGCCAGTCTCGCTAGATGCGTACTTCACCGTGCGCGAAGCCTACGAGGCGGGCAACTGGGGCGAGCGGGCGAGCTTCACGGCACTCTTCGCGGCCTGGGCGCCGTTCATCCGGTCGTGGTCATACAAGGCGCCGGTGAGCCCCGAGAGTATGGCCGGGCTCGACCCGCACCCGCTGCTTGCCGCGGTCAAGGCGTGGCTCGATGGGGTCCGCGACGTGCCCCTCCCTTTGCCGCGCGCGTCTTCCGCTACCGCGCTGTCGGAGTAGATAAGCCGGCCGAGTTGGAGCGTGCGGAGACGCTCCACGCGCTCCTCACGATCTACCCCGGCTACACGCTCTCGACGCTGCTGGCGGAAGACGCGGAACTCCTGCGCCTGATGGCGCTCCTCGACCCCGATCTTGGGAAAGCGGAGGACTGAATGGCCGGAAATACCGTCCGCGTTGCCGCTCAGGTCACTGGGGTCGGTAAGGCCTCCTCGGACCTCGACAAGCTCCGTGACAAGTTCGAGCGGCTCCAGAAACAGGGCGCCAAGGGCTTTGCCATCGGCGCCGGTGCGGCGATCACGACGGCGGGCCTCAACCTCATGGGCGGCGCGGTCAACGCCGTCACGGGCTTTCTCGGCGACTCTACCCGCGCATTCGCCGAGGAACAGGTTTCCATTGCCCAGCTCGGCGCGGCGCTGAGGGCGAACATCCCTGCCTGGGACGGCAACACCGCGGCCATCGAGGATGTCCTGAAGGCGCGTATGGCGCTCGGCTTCAGTGACGACGCGCAGCGTGAATCGCTGCGGCTTCTCGTGGCGGTCACACACGATGCTACCAAGGCGCTGGCAATCCAGCGCATCGCCATGGATCTCGCGCGGTTCAAGGGCATCGACCTCGCCGCCGCGACGCTCGCGCTCGTCAAAGTCGAGAACGGCCAGTTCATCGGCCTCAAGCGCCTCGGTATTGCCCTCAAAGAAGGCGCCACGGCGACCGAGGCACTCGCCGCGGTGCAGGCCGTGGCGAAGGGCCAGGCGGAGACCTATACACAGACCATCGAAGGCAAGCTGACCGTCGCGCAGATCAAGTTCAATGAGTCGCTGGAGAAGTTCGGTCAGGCAATCGCTCCACCGGCTGCGGCAGCGATGGGTTTCCTCGGTGATGCTGCGACTGTGGCCGGCGATGCCTTCAGCGCAGCGACGGACAAGACGCGCGGCCTGACCGAGGCGATCGATGAGCAGCAGCACGCGGCGGGTGCGCAGGGCAGCATCCTCGATGTCCTCGCGGAGAACTGGGGCAAGGCGGGCCGCGAGGCCGACCAATACGCGGCCGAACTCGACGCCATGGCCGAGAACGCCGACAAGACGGACCGGGCGCATCGCGGCCTCGCTGCCGCTGCGGGGACGGCCGACACGAAGTTCCGCCGGCTGCGCACAGACGCGGAGCGGCTGGGGAAGTCCCTGAAGGACGTCAAGGACGACGCGGTATCTGCCGCATCGGGCCTCGCCGAACTCGTCTTCGGTCCGGCCGAGCTGAAGGCCCATGCCGAGGCCGTGGCCATGGACATCGGCGATACGGTGGGCGAGCTCCAGAAACTGGAGAAGATCAAGAACCCCACGCGGGCGCAGCAGGCAGACATCCTCGCCCTGCGCGAGAAGCTCGCTGGCCTCAAGGGCGACCTACTCGAAACGATGACGAAGCTCGCCGCGCTCGGCGACCAGCCGGCCAAGGATTACCTCACGCAATGGCTGGACAAGCTCGCGGGCAAGCTGAAGTTCGTGGATGGCGACACGCGCAGGCTCTACGACGACCTCCGCAAGCTGGCCGGGGTCACGGGCGGCACGCTCCCGGCTCTCAGCCCGCCGCGCATCCAGGGCAAGCAGCGCGGTGGCCCGGTGAGCGGATGGTCCGTGGTCGGGGAAGGAGGCCCCGAGCTTCGCTGGTCGCCTCCGGGGTCGCACATCTTCAGCAATCCGCAATCCCGCAGCATGGTCGCTGCGCCTGTCTCGGGCAGCGACGCCGCAGCGCGATGGCTCCCCGTCATCGCTGGCCAGCTCGCCCGCCTGACGGCTCAGGAGCCCATGGCGGCCCGTCCGCAGACCGCCCGTGGTGATCTCGCTCGCCAGGCGGCCCTCATGCCCGGCGGGAGGCTCTGATGGCCGTCGATCCGAAGAGGCTCGCTGCCGCCCACACGGCGATCGGTGCAATGGAAATCCACCAGCGCGCGCATGGCATGTGGATGTCCGAAGAGGAAGTCGCTGCGATGCCTGAGCCCGACGGCACGAAGGATTGCCCGACCTGCGGCGTGACGCTGGTGCGGATGTTCTTTCGGGAACTCAATGGCGGCCCCTACATCTGCGCCTATTCGCAACGCTTCCGGACTGCGGGATAACCCATGGCCGTCACATCCGTCCAGGTGGGCCGCAGCTCGCTGCTCGAGCTGATCGGCACGACGTACAACGTGGACCGCGCCACGCTCTACGCCCTGACCGCAGGCACGCCGAAAGAACCGCGTCTCGTGGCGATGGCGGGACGGTTCCCGGCCTACGTCGGGGAGACGCCGACTGCGAAGACGATCCCGCTCGTGATCTACATGAAGAACGCCTCCGAGGTCACCCGTCGCACGGACTGGGCGGCGGTCGTCGCGAAGCTCGACTCCACCGCGGGACTCGTGGAGCTGCGCTGGACGGACGGCGGGACGACGTTGCGCTACTGGTGCACCGTCACCGACGCCGCGGCCGACGTCCTGTTCAGCGTCGGCACGGCCAACCTCATCGCCCCTGATCCTGTCGCGGAGACACCATGACCGCATCGAGCGCCGACATCCAGTTCACGAAGACGGCTGAGAACACGAGTGCGGGCGGCGTCAACAGCGGCGTGCTCATCACGAGCACGAAGCACAATCTTCTGCCCGCCATCACCGACGCCGAGCGCATTGCAGGCGGCTCGCGCATCAAGAAGTACTGCATCTTCAACAACCACGCCACCGACGCCTACACGCTGCCCGGCGCATGGCTCGTCCCCGCGACCGGCGTGACCGACGAGATCGGTTTGGGTTACGATGACGGGGACGACGACGACTCGACGCAAGGCAATATGACCGCCTTCGGCGCTCAAGCCGTCGTCGCCTGTATCAGCGATGCCGCTGACACCCGCACCGTGACGGTCACCGGGCTCGACGCTTCGGGTGATCCGCAGACCGAGGCCATCGTCCTGACGGGTGCCGTCGAGGTGCTCGGGCTACTGACGTTCTCTGCGCTCTACGCCGCGAAGGTCAGCGCGACCGGTGCACAGACCGTGACGCTGAAGCAGGGCACGGGCGGCACGACGCGCGGTACGATTGGGCCGACCTTCAAGAACTGCTGGTTGTGGCTCGCCGCGAACTCGCAGGGCGCGGCGATCATGCTCGCCAACCTCGCCGCGCAGACGGCCTATTGCTTCTGGTGGCAGCAGACTTGGGCTGCCGGCGTCGCCGGGCAACGCCCGGACACCAGCACGCTCTACGCGATCGATAACTGAGATGGCCGGCTTCGACCTCCCCGACAACGACGTCGCCTTCCATACGAACCAGTCCATTTGGATGTCCACCGACATCGACATCCTGACGGCTGGCCTCAACGGCGTGGGCGTCGTGTCGGGTTGTGATGTCACGGCGCAGGGCAGCCCGGATATGACCGTGGCCATCGCGGCGGGCGTCGTCCGCATCGCCTCCGGCGCTCTCGTGACCGTCACGTCGGGCAACGGCACGATCACCGCGGCCGACGGCACGAACCCGCGCATCGATCTCGTCAGTGCGAGCGATACGGGAACCAAGACGGTCACGGCCGGCTCGGCGGCAGCCAATCCGAAGCCGCCCGCGCTGCCATCCGGCCATGTCGGCCTAGCGATGGTCTATGTGCCAGCCAATGACACGACCATCGCGGCGAACCAGATCACGGACAAGCGGGTCATCCTCAGCCAGCTCAGCAAGATGGGTTGGCTACCCTTTGCGTATGCCGAGGGTTTGTCATCCACGATGACCGTCAACACGGCCGAGAATCTTGCCGCCGATGGTGGTTCGCTGGCGATACCTGTGAATCTTCGAGCGTGGATGAACCTCGACTCGGTCACGGTCCGTAATGGCAACACGGCCACCGAGCGCAAATGGGGCTGGGATCTCTACCAACAGGACGTGGCCAGTGCGACTCTGAACCGTGTCGCGGCTTCATCGTCCGATGAGACGTTCACACCGAGCGGCGCGAGCAATCGCACGATCACAGCCTCCGGCGCTCCTGTCGTTCTACCACCGGGCGGCTATTGGATCGTCATCCAGAACCGTCACGCTTCTAACACCTTTGATCTTCGGTACGCTACTGCTGGCACATTGGCCCTGAACACCATGCAACGGAAAACGACGACCAATCCCAACGGCGCGACTCTCGACTTTACCGCAGCTACCTGGGTGAAGTTCACTGGCGGTGTGGCGGGCGTCGTGCTCAATGGTCGGGTGTTCGGCGAGAGTGTGGCGTTCTAGACCATGGCCGCCGCGAAGGTCGGCCCGAGCGGCGGGCTCGTCGGGCCGGCTG